GGGATCACAGCGGCTGATGGAGGCACCATCTCCCCGGCCTTGGGAAGGGGGGCCAGCAGCGAGATCTTCTCAGGAACGGGGTTGATGCGCATGGCACCCAGCATTCGGGCAACCTCACGCTGTCGTTCCTTGATGGTCTGAATGGCCTGAGCCGATGCCTGCTTACCCACAAGGAATTCGTACATATCCTCTGGGGTAGCAGCGCTTCCCTTGGAGGACAGTTCCATCATTCGCTGCTGAACCGACGCGGCGAACTTACGGAGTCCCTGAAGTTGACGCGAGGCCCGCGACAGGTCATAGGATCCAATCGTTGAACTGTCTAGGGCTTCCTTGAAGTTAATACCCTGAGTCTCACCACTAATTCGGGAGATCTCATCATATGCTGCCTGAGACTCCGTAGCAACCTTGGACAGTTCCTCTGGGGTAGCCGACGAAAGAGAGGAAGCCAGAGGCTCTTCTGCGATGAATCGCGCGGCTTCTCGGTTGATCTCATCGACCGAACTGAAACGCTCAAGATTGATTGCCTTCTCTGGGGGCTTTCCGAGGCCGGGAGAGGTGGGAGCCTGAGTAAGCAGACGAGCACCAACGGATGCTCCACTGGCCGCGGACGACACAGCGTTTTCATAGCCCGGACCGCGAGTCACCAACTTATCAAACACATCCTTGACTTCAGGAGAAATCTGAATATCAAGTTCACTTCCACGAACATCTCGATAAAGATTACGCATCCAGTCAGTAATCTTTTCAAAGGCTCCAGCAAGGCCATCTGGCGCTGAGCCATCACGGAAGTACTTTAGGATTCCCTTGGCAAACTTCTCTTCTGCATCCACAGACCATGAGTTTCCAGATGCACCAGCCCACTTAGAAACAGTGCCAATATCAGCATCGGAAATCCCCATGCGGGCTTCGGCCGGAATGGAAGTATCGAACAGTTGTCGGCGGGCAACATGGGAGATCTCCTCGATTGCCGTGGACACATCGGGATTCTTCAGACCACCGATAACAGCCTTACCATCCTCAGCAAAAGATGCAAATCCCTTAGCCTCTGCTCCCACTGTTTGAGTTGCTGCTCCACCAGCAGCCGCAAACTCACCCTCAGCAGCGGTCCCAGACACAACCTTCAACTTGGACCGATCAAGGCCCATGCGGTCAACCATCGTATTGGTGACATCGGCCTCCTCATCAGTCAGTTTGAACGCAGCCTTAAGTTGGTCTCGCTGCTCACGACGGATCACGGATCCCTCGGCAGCCACTGCGGCATTGACAGCCTCGGCAGAACCACCAGCACCCTTGGTCAAAAGACCAGCCCGATACATGCGGAAAGCGTTAAATAGGCCTTCAGTTGCCGATCCAATAAACAGGCCTTCAAGGGCGTTCTTGAATCGGCCATTAATCTGCCCGTCCTTTGGATCAGCGGCAAGGAATTCTGTAAGTGGATCCTGAAGACCGGCGTGATCTCGCAGAAGGTTGCTGAGGCGCTCTTCGTGGCCATCAAATGCGGCAAAATCAGCAATAGCGCCAGCAGCAGCACCCTTTACCGCAGACACTGCTCCCCTAATAGCCTTAGCCTTATAAGCAGATCCAGCGGCTTCTGCAAGAACAGCCGCCTTCTCAGCCTTAAGGCCCCACTCAGCGAACCTTCCGATCTTACCAATCTTTCCAACAATTCCCATACCAGGAATAAATCCAGTTAGAAAGTTAGCAACACCTTCTGTAAGACCACCTGCCATTGTCTTGGTCTCTGGGAGCAGACCATAAGCAGCAGGTGCTTCATATCCAAATGGCATGGTGGCAAGATTAGTGATGTCAGAGACACCACTCAGGATGCCCCTAGGAATGCCTAGGGCCATATCACTGGCATAACCAAAGAAGCCGGGGGACTGATCTTGGGTAGCAGCGGGGGTTGCCGATGGCTGATCAATAGGCTGCTGGACCTGAGGAGTGGTCTGCTGGAGGGATCCAGCGCTGGCAGCAGAGATACCAGTATCAGTGATGCTAACCGGCTTAGTGAGGCTGGGGTTGTTAAACTCAGCCATCATTTCTGCGTATCGCTTCATGGTTATTTAGGGCTTTCGCTTCATCAGGAGTTCAAACTGAGCCTTGGCGAACTCATCATCCGTAATACCGGACAGTTTGGGGAGGATGCTTTCGGCAATCAGACCAGACTTGCCATCGGATTTGTTGTACTCTTCCACCGCTGCGTCATACTCAGCGGAACTTTGGAAGTACAGGAAAGTCTTTGGATCCCTGTAGGCTGGAGCAATGGCTAGACCTTCAGAGGTCTTTCCACTCTTAATCTCTTCGGGGGAATAGCCTACAAGTGACTTGGCTGCCCAATATTTGCTAGTAGCAGCATCATCTCTCTGGGTATATGAGGCATCCGTAGGCTGTTCCATCTTATCCATGTCTTGCTTATAAAATGCGTTAGCAGACATCCAAGGTGTCATCGGTCCAGAGACCGCTGCAGTTGGAGTTACCTTAAGTGGAAGGGTATAAATACCATCTTCTTTAAAGGAATATGCCTTAATATCTGGAAACTTTCCAGTCCACCACGGTGCCAAGTCAGGACTCTGCCCAACAAAATTTCGATAATTACCAGAGGACATCGTTGACATGTTCTCTAGGAACGATGCGGCTGCGCTTTGGATCCTCTCCTTTGCGGACGAATATTCGGCCAGAGCCTTTGGATTATTGGTATCAATAACACCCTTTGGGAACTTTGCCCCAATATCCTGACCAGCATTGAATAGATCAAGTTCTTGCTTCGTAGAGGCATAGGTACCAAACCAGCCACTACCTTGAATCGCAGGACCAATAGTCTGGGTTCCTTCTGTTCGAACACCCGCTGGGGCAGGAGTCTGAAGAACCTGCTGACCAGCCTGAACAGCCTTAGCCATATTGGGACTGACGGTGCGCGGATCACCATCAATCATCTCCTTGCGAACCTTAAACACCATATCAGGGATCTGCTTTCGCAGGTACTCGGTCTTCTGAGTAACAGTCATCCCGGCTGGTGCCTGATTATAGGCCTCACGAAGAAGATCTCGACCACGCATCTCGGCTCGATTAAGAATCGACTTTTGCATAAATTTATCGCCAAGTTGCATCTCACCTACAGCGCCTTCCATCAGATCTCCGAAAGTTGCAGTCAACTGACCAGACTTATCAGTATATTCAAATCCAGTCCTTCGGTTGTACTGCTGGAGATCCTCGGCATTAGCCGTCTTAAGATTATTCTGAGTCTCTCGCATAAGATCCTGAGCCTTAGCGCGGAGATCTGCCTGAAACCTGACGGGATCAGACTTCGATGCCTGAATATTCTCTGGGCTGCTAGACCATGCAATCAGGCGATCTCGGACAGATGAGGCAGCATCCTCACCAATAGTTCGGATTTTGGAGACATATTCTGGATCAAACTCACTGAGTTCATATCCAGTCCAAAGACCATTTCGGGTTGCCTGAGTAGCAGATTCGATAGTTTCACCAATGAATGGAGCCAGACGGGATCGGGCTTCAATATCGCTGGTGATCTCAGTGGCCTGCATTGGGCTAATAAGCCCAGTAGCCTCAAAGGTATTAACCAGAGTCTTGGCCGAATCTGGGGTCATGCTCTTGACGCTATAGTAAAGATCCTCGTATACCTTAGGATTCTTTGCAAGAGGTTGGTTGAGCCCAGCAATCTGGTTCTTCAACTGAGACACCACATCTGCCTGAATCCTCTTTCGATGGTCTTCAGGAATATTCAGGGAAGCCATCTTACTGTTTGCCATCTCGTTCATGGCGGCAACAGACATACTGATATATCCATCCGGAGACTTTGAGTACATATCAACAAGATCGCCTCGGAGACTGGCGCTTACATCAGCAAGACTTCGATTAATCGCCCGATCTTCACGGGAGTCCTTAATAGAGTCATACTGCTCTTGACGAGTTTCGATCTCGTTCAACTTCTGCTGAAGAAGCGGCCTATTCCTAGCCCCAAGAGCCCGTCCAGCGACCGGATTGCTAAGCATAAATCCAACGATGGATCGGGCAGAATCATAGTTGTGGGATGCAACAAGACCATCAATACGCTTAGACATGGCAGAGATAAACTGGTCATCACCAGATCCAAATCCCTGCTTGTAAAATGTATCCTTAAGTTCTGTGATTTTACCCTTAGGTCCCACAGCATCAATCAGCGCATCGTCTGGAGTAATTTCAAGAACTGCTGAAATATTATCCTCAAGTTGATGCTCATTATAAGTCTTTGTTTTCTGAGCCCTCATTTGAGTAACTTTTTCAATCACAGCAGAATCAACAGCCGCCTTTGCTTCTAGAGCACCCTGAGTAATATAATAACTATTGGAGGGAACTCCAGCAGCCTTATACATTTCCTCCATCTGAGTCTTGATATAGTCAGGGCTTCTCAAAGTCCCATCTTGGTTATATGGTTCTGAAAGATCATCAAGACGAGCATACATGGGATTCTGATACTTATCACGAACGATATTCGCACCAGTGTTCTTCAAATACGAAGAATAACGCCAAGGAGCAAGGCCTCCCGATTTCTCAATATAATCGGCCTGCTTTTTGAGAGCCATCTCAGGAGTATCCTGAGAAGCCTCAATCGCACCGATGTTTTTCTCCTTAGCGATCATTGCATCCATGGCATCGCTGGTAAGGCGCTGAAGTTGGGGATTCAGTTCCCCAAGAGCCTTAACAATCTGCAACTGCCTGCTAGGTTCAGGCTGAGTAAGATTGATTCGAAAATATGTATCTACAGGATTAGCAGTGGGCTGTAGAATTCGCTGAGGATTAAACTCAGGATTGATTCGGTCCTTTGCCATATTAGATCCTCAGTCCTGTTCGCAAGATCTGTCGATCTTGGGTGTTCATGTAGAGATCACTATAGATACCCGCCGCGGCTCCACCAACACGCAGACCAGTAGCAACGATGCTGGGGTACTCAACAGGTTGTGGAGTCATGCCAAGCACCCGTGCCTGATATTCAGCACCAAGTCCAGTCTTGGTGCGTTCAAACTGGAACAGGGTGTTCTTCAGTTGCTTTTGGGTGGTGACTAGAGCGCTTGACTCTTTTCGGAAATAATCTGCCATCAGATTGTCAACAGACAGTCCGCTAACACCGCTTTCCATTGAACTGGTAAGTGCTGTGGACCTAGCCTCACGGGCCTGAGCAGCGATAACACCCATCTCCTGCGCTGCCTTTTCAGCCTCCTGCTGCTGCCGCATAGAAACATCTGCATACTGACTAAGAAGGCTTTGCTCCGCGATCTGCTTATTCGCGGCATACATGCTATTCTGGTATGAAGCCTGCTTATTGGCAGCATCCTGCTGAGCAAAATACGAATAAATCGGGGTACCAAGACCACTGACGATCGTTGTGCCGATCGCCGCGTTCATTCCAAGCGCCGCCAATGGGCTGATGCTCCAAGCAGCCGTACCAGCAGCCACGGCACTGGTAGCAGCAGCACCAGTCATAGTAGCACCAGCCGCACTTAGGGCAACTGCTTCAAAGATGCACATATTACTTTACCTTGATAAATTGATGAAACAACTCACCAGACTTGCCCATCTGGGCAGTTCCGATGATCTTGAATCCAAGCCACTCAAGCCACTTTAGATGTAGGGCATTGCGGGCATCCGCCCAGTTCCAAAGAACATCATAGTTCCTTTCCAATGCCTCAACCCACTCACGGCACTGCCTAAGGAACGAATAGCGGACATGCTTAAGATCGATTGATCCCAACATCCACACGCACCCAACAGACATTCCCAGATTCTCGCTCATGTGGTGGGCGGGACCAACCCCAAAGATGCCGATGCAGGTGCCATCTGACTTAACAATGGCATACCGCTGTGGACTGGAATCCCAACTGAGATACAGGGCGCTCTCTGGATCGGATCCTAGGGCCATGACCTCTGTCCGGTCAGCAGGCCTTAGGCGTGGCCCAAGGCTGACTACATCATCCTTAAAGGCTTCCCTAACCGTTACCTTAAACTCGTCGTGATCGGGAGTCATAGGATGCTTCAATCTCAGCACTCAGGAAGTTGGATGGAAAGTGACTGAGATTTTCAATCGTGACATAGATCTCAGAGTTCTTACCATAGATTGGGATCTTGAATGATCCAGACTCTACTGCCACATCTCCAATAATTGCTTGGCCCGTACCAAGGATATTACCAGACCATGGATAAGAGTAAGACGCCCCTCCAAATTTATATGTCACATAAACAACAAAGTTAGCGGAGTTATCATACACCACATTCATGTTTCGGATCTGGAATCGGCCAGACGAAATCGTGGTTTGCTTTGAACCGTCGGACTGCTTTAGATATGGCTGCGAGAACTGGTAGCGCATCTTATATGGCACACCAACCCACACATCGTCAACAGCAATATTTCCGGGAACAACAATATTGCACAGGGTTTCTGGGGTTCCAGCACCTGTGTTGACATCAGTCCAAGAGATCACAGGAATCAGGTATCCAGCCTCTGAGGTAGCCGTGGCTTTCTTAGTTACCTTTGGCTGGTAATCCGCCCCAAGAGTCCCATAAGGAAACCGCATTTGGAGGGTGGTTCGGTTGGTATTTGCATCATATGTGGCGGTGGTGGGGGATGCCCTACGATCAAGAGCCGTGATGAACTGAGAGTACGAGTCCTTGCGATTCGGCTCTACAGTAATCTTTTCAAGATAGATGTGGCCGTTGGTACTGGATCCAAAGTTTCGCCAAACAACCACATATAGTGAAGTCTGCATCCAGACGCACCCAAGGATCTTGGCATTATGGAAGGTCCACTTTGACCATGAGGACTGGATTCGCTCACTGTCAGAGTCATACCACTTATAGATATAAATAGTGCTGGTGTCGCTAGCCGTTAGCGCAGCCAGAACATTGTCGTGGCTGCTAGCGGCGATTGTATAGACATTTCCAGGGATATACTTTGGAATATGCGAAGAGATGTCTGGGGCAGTCAACTGCTCGCTGTCCGAGGTATTGACAACCATCTGTCGGAATCCCGAGTAATTGCCACGGTCAAAGGCAAAGAAAATCCCATCGTTAACTGGGACTGGACGGCAGTTCTTTAGAACATCATAATTAGCAACGGGAGTTAGAGTTACGCTAGCGCTGCTAAGAATGCTCTGGCGGGTTGACAGCACAAACTGCACCTTGTCAGAAAATAGAACAAGGCGATCGGCAAATGGAATAGCGTGCCTGAAGATAGTTACAGCGGGATAACTGGAGGAGACATCAATTGGATCACTGTCCAGAACCTGAGTAACAGTTGTCTTCCAAAAGTTAAAGAATTCACCAGACTCAGTAAGTACCACTGATTCTCCACTAAGAAATCCAAGCCTACCGCGGAATAGAAAGATATCAGTGATCTTTGATCCAACAAAACTGGGAGTTACATTTGTATTCTCATCTCCGCAAACCCGACCAGTCCATTTTGCATTGCTGTAATCAGCACCCGCGGGAAGACTTCCGGCTGGACTCAGCGATGGTGGATTGATCCCATCCGCAAGTTTTGCCAAGAATGTTCCATTTGACTGTCGGATTAGGACAATGGGCATCGTGGAATAATCAAAGTCATTCTTGATGTTTGGTCCAGCAGTCTCTTGCCAAATACCCTCTCCAACACCAGAACCAGTGTTAGCAATAAACTTTACCCAATAATCATCCACAGAACTGGATGGAAGACCAGCAATCTTAATGAGCATTCCATGCTTTGCAACAGTGGGTAGATCTGAAAATGACTGCACACTATCCTTAACAAGACCAAGACCACTTCCAGCAATACCGTCGCTCACATCCAAGGTAAAGGCAGATGTACTAGAAATATGGATTACATATCCCTTTCTAGTTCGGGTATATCCAGTAGTAGTTCCAAAGTTCGCATTAAGATTTGCAGCAATGAAAGTTGCGTCTCCGGGGTTGATGTTAGTGAAAGACTCACCATCAATTGTTGCAGTTTGAGTAGAATTCAAACTAGTATATGAAGAATTAATAGTACCAGTAATGTTATACTTAATTTGATTTCCACCCTGCTTAACCCAGATCAATGCCTCATTAGCCTGAGAAGAGGATAGAGTTGTGGACATAGCCACAGTCTTATTGATATTGACAATGAAGGTATAGTCACCAATAGAGATACACCTTAGATCAACATTTGGATTTCCACCAGAGCAGTTAATATAAGACTGAGCAGCAGCCCGTCGAGTGGCATCACCGTCCCAATAGACTGTCTGAGGAACACCATAAATGTCGTATACAGACAGTCCACCAGATGATCCACTGAGGATAACAACATATCGCTCTGTATTATCCCCACGGTCAATGCCGTGAATCTTCTTGTTTGATACAGCCTGATCGGTCTCAATTCGGCTCAGGTGTTCAGTTGGAGGACGCTTTCCCATGCCCTCAACAATCGAACTATAGGCATTCTCCTGAATCTCACACTGGGTGGGGAAGCGCAGATTCGCGGGCTGCTGAGACACACCGTTCAGCAGGTTTGGAATCGGGATATTCAGGAGACTCATGTATTGCCTCAGTACAGGTATGGATACTGGCGATCAATCACACGGAACACATCATAGTTGTCAAAGATCGTGTGGTCTGCGGTCTCTCCCTCATATCGCTTAAGTTGCGTAAGCGCGGTAAGTTCATCTCGGAGGGTGAAGGTATGGTGCTTCTCAGAGCCGATGGCGCGGTCTTGGAAAATACGGGAAGCACGAATCATGGTATAGAACCTAGCCGACTGGGGGAGTTCGTCCCACTCAAGAGCATAAACCATCTTGGCTTTCAGTTCCTTTTCGAACTGAAAGGTCTTGTTAAGACGGTCATAAAGCCGCTGCCCGCGGACTACAACATCAACACTGGTGTTGTTTGGATATTCAACATCACACAGGATCGTGTTTGATGGGAGTGTAATTTCCTTGGTAACAGAATCTGGCGTAAGAGTGGTATCCTCATCCGTGTTAAAGTGCCACCCCTTGGCCTGAACCGACAGACTTACCTCATCAAGAGTCTGAACAGCCATGGCGACATCTGCTGAGTTGGTTCCAGTGAGGCTATTGATCGGAGCAGATCCAATCGTGGCCAGCATAGTGTTTACGGCCTGAAGTTTGGTTGTGGTTGTAATAGCCATGATTAGGTTGCCACCAGTTGGCTAAATGCAATATCAGCGCAAAGCTCATAACCAGCAGGAAGAAGATGGGCCGTACCACCGGAATCATACCGACCAGTGAGACCGCTATAGTCAAGACCAATCTCATTAAAGTAAAGAGTAGTAACATTATCATAAGCAATGGATGCAGTTACAGTCTTAGAAGCAACTCGTGCACTAAGCATACCATCCGGCTCAGCATTAGGATGGCTGACCATGGCCACAAAACACAGGTCTGACTGTGGGAAGTTAAGTTGGGCCCACTTATTCTGGAATGCCTGAATAGTCAGAGCAGTGCTGGCTGTCCAACTGGTAATTCCAGCGCCATCATTAGCACCGCTGTGGATAAACACGAGAACTCGACCACTACCACCAGCCGCAATCTGACGAAGACGCATTTCCTTAAGATAGGTAGTAATAGTTTCGCCAGAGTTAACAATACCATCCTTAATCTGAGTGGTAGTGGCACCACCATAATAACTCATGCTAGTAACAGCAAAACCCTTGCGGGGAGTGTAGACAGACTCAAGAAGGAATCCACACGGTCCATAAATTCCATTATCAAGAGCAGTATAATTTCCACCGGCTCGACAGAAACGAATAAGACCGGTTCGACTGGGGTCTGCCGGAACAGTCATGGATGCAACATCGTATCCATACGAACCGTAGTTCGTATTAATACGAGTTCCGGTAGCAATAGGACTAGCGCCATTCTGATGGGCAATCTGCTTAAATGAACCAGAACCATTTGTAAAGGTCGCAAATACAGTGCGATAAACAAACGAGTTCTTAACACCAAGAGTGCTGTTTGCACCAATTTCAATATACAGAGAATCCTGCTGATTGGTTCCAGAAGCCGTATAAGCCCAGTCAACACCAACGGAGTGAGGCCTAAACCCACCAGAGCCTGAGTTCATAAAATTAGTGATCGAAGTAATACCAGAAGCAGAACCAAGAGTAACAAAGGTAGTGCCACCAGATTGACCATTAGATCGATTCTGATATGCATCAATACCCAAAGAACTGCGCTTACCTTCAATAGTATTAGTAGCAGAGGCACCTGCACAGGGATACACAGCGGTTGCATATGGCTTAGCACCCTTACCCATAAGCCAATATTCCCAACCATAAACCCAACCAGCAGCAGCACCAGTCGAAGAAAATCCAGTATTGCTATCACCAACAACAATAACATCAAGACTATCCCGACCAGCAATTACATCGCTAAGGAAGTCACCTGCTTTGGTAGAACCATAAACACCCTTAGCAGTATTCAGGCGATTCGTTGCGGGACGACCAGACTTATAGGTACGAGGATCAAAGGTATTTGCCATGTTAGTCCTTATAGAAGAGTAGAAAATGGGCCCGATCCCCCTTTCGGGGAATCGGTCCGTTGAGATGTTATACGATTTAGGCCGTCTTCAGTTCAATAGCGCACTCGGGGCGCAGGATGCCCGAACCCATGGCATACTTGGCAACCATCAGGTTACCCTGAAGGCGGATGTCATAATCCGTCTCCATAGCCAGATCCATCAACTTCACGGTGCCAATAGCGTTCTTGTGGAACACCACGGCCTGCGTATTGGTGAAGGTACCGCTATAGGTGTTATTCTGACCAGTCACGCTGGAGACAGTCTGACCGAACACCGAAGCAGCGATGTTGCTCTTGACGAGGGCGATGCCAGCGACCTTGAGCAGCGTACCATCCGAATACACACCGTTGCTGTCGCCACCGAAGTCACGATCAACCAGCGCCAGACCAGCCGTGCTGTTAACGAGACTCCAATACATCGACGGGGTAATCACGCAGTAACGATCCTCGCTCGGGACATCATTCTGATCCAACTTCGCAGCAGCGAGGTGGAGACCATTGATAAGACCAGCAGCGGTGTTATAAGTAGCATCAGCCGCAAAAGTGCTGTTGCTAGGGCCACCAGTGATCGACGCCGAATCACGGCCAGCCAGAATAGCCAGACCAATCAGATTCTTATCGAACTGCTTGGCGAGGGCACGGCCGAGTTCCTGCGCGTAGATCGAACGCACATCATAGTGGTTCTTCATCTCGTCCAGACGATCCACGAAGGTGCTAGCCGTCAGCAGGCTATCGACATTGATCACGCGCTCAGCGCTCTTGATCGCCGAAAGATAGGTGCCATCAGTGGCCAGATCGTTACCGGGGACATGATACGCAGCGCTGGCGGTGCCGGTCACAGGGAACTGAGCCGACTTACCGCTGGTGATGGTGCGGACCATATGCTTGTCCTTCATCACCGTAGCCGTTTCAAAGGTCTGAAGAACCTCGCCAGCGAACACCTTGAGGAACAGGGCGTTATCCGTAGCAAAGTTAACACTAGCGCCAGAGCCGTTGCTCTGACCGCCAAAACTAATCTTAGTGACTGCCATTGTTATATTTCCTAGTAAAGAAGTTTGTTTGAGTGAAAACGAGATTCCAACGCCGAAGCGGCGCACTATTCCACCGCAGTAGACAGGCGCTCAGGGAGCGTTAGGAATTTGGGTAGGGCTTGACTGGTCTCGCCCCTCGGGGGAGACATAGCCCGCGTACCAGCCCTCAGGCAAGCGGACTTCATTCTTGGATAGTTCCCAATCGGAACCATTCCAATAATAGACATGGCCCCGGATATCAGGGCCAAGTCTTACAAGATCATGGTCGGTGGGGTGGACAAATACCACTTTGGTGCCCCCGCACCCGGCGAGCGAAACGCTCATAAGTAGTGCCGGGAAGAGGTGGGGCATCCTTCGATAGTGAAGGTTCATTGGCACGCCTCCAAGCCAAACCGACCAATTCTTTAATGATGGCAGACAGTGCTGCGGCAAGTGCCGCCCACATGTCAACCACCCTTCTTCATGCTAAGACGGGCTCCGGTATAGCCAAGCGACACCAGAGCAACGGTAACAGTACCAAGCATCTGCGCCCAGATCCCATCATTGGGAACAAGACCAGATGCCTGAACAGCACCAACAGCAACAGCCGCGAGGCTGAGCCAGAACTCGGTAGTCTTGTATCCGGGCTTAGGAGCAGTGACGATCACAGTAGTTTCATTGCTTTCCATAAAGTTACCTCAAAGGACATTAGAACTAGCAATCTTACGCTCAACCTCGGCTCGATAGGCAGGATCAGTCTTGTACTTCGGATCGCTCATAGCAGCCACAACCTGAGCCACACTATTGAACCCAGCGGGAGAAGTTCGGCCAAGACCACCCGCCAACTTAGGTTCACCCTTATTGGCGCTGGAATAACGAGCCTGAAGACCCTTGACAGCGAACATGACCTGATTCATGTTACCTGATTCCACAGACTGATTATATGCATCAATCTCTTCAGTAGACAGATTTGCTCCTGCCCACTTAATCAGGGAATCATACGATTCCTTGCCACCAACAGTTGAGAAGACCTGTGCCTCCTCGGCTGCAAGAACTGCCTTCTGTCCAGCGATGAACTGGTCAACAACACTCTTAGGATAACCAAGAGCAGTAAGTTCCTTATACGACTTTTCAGTAAGTGCCCCAGTCTTGAAGAATTCCTCTGAATACTTAGAGATCTTAGCAATAGCCTGAGTTTCATCAGGTGCTGGCGTTTCCTCAGTCTTAGCCGGAGCATCTTCCTTCTTTACCTGCGTAGCCTTATAAGCCTCAGCCAACTGCTCAGGGGTGTCAAAGCCTTCAGGAAGCCACGCAGGACGCTCACTCTTCGCAACATCAGGCGCTGCTTCAGTAGCAGCAACCGGAGTTGCATTGGGATCCGTCGAACCAGTCTCTCCAGTAACAATAGTCACTTGATCCATTTATTATCCTCCTTGAGGCTGCGGTTGCTGAGGTTGCGATTGCTGAGCCATACTACCACCCGGCATAAGCATAGTGGGATCAATATTACCACTTTTAATCAGGTTGCCTGCCTGAGTGACAAGATTCGGACCCAACTTATTCATCATATCACTGCGCTGTTCCTGCTGAGTTTCCATAGCCATAGCCTCAGGATCCTTGAGAAGACCAGCCGGATCAATCCCAAGAGCGGCGGCTCGTCTATTCAGATACTCAGTTACATTCAAGAACTGCATAAGAACCTGAGGACCGAGAGTCTGCTGGACTCCAACCAAGAATGCGTCCAACTTCTGAAGATCCTGACCGCGGCCAAGAGCATCCACACCAGTGATAATCAGTGGCTTGACAAATTCCTTCGGAACCTTCGGCAACTTCTTCTTACGAATCATTAGATCCATAAGACGAGTGACCAGTGGAAGTTGGAATTCCTGACTCAGGACAGAATAGATGCCACCGAGTTGGCGCTCTACCGCCGCCGTCGTGAGGCGGACTTCCTCCGCGGTGACACGCTCAGCATTGCGAATCGTACTCTCCGCGAGTAGGAAAGCGTAATTAAGACGCTCTCGGATTGTAGCGATTGTCTGAAGAGCAACGGAAAAGTCTGCCTGCTTGTTAATCTGAAGTACCGTAACATCGGTAGACATCCCTTCTCGGATTGCTCCATTTGGACTCTTAGACAGGACATCGGCCTCAGTCATTCCATTGGGGTTAACAAGGAACAGAACCTTGGCAGCCGCGGCCGATCCCTCAACGATAGCCTGAGTCAGAGACTCAAGACTCTTAAGATCGCCAAGGTACTCTTCGACATAGGATCGTCCGTATGACTCTCCATCAACACGGTTCATGCGAAGAGCAAACCACGGAAGGCTGGATCCATTGTAAGTGCCCATGGTACTCGGAATAACCTTTCCCTTAACTTCCTGATACACCTCCCACGATCCATCCTCTTCGTGGCAAATATAGGTATAGAGATCGCATTCACTCTCTTCCGAGTAATCAGCGTTCTCTCCATACAGCATCTGCTTCGCATCTTCCGGAAGCATCATTGGGGAAATGGTTTCCTTGACAATGATCTTATGAACATTGCCCATCGAATCTCGGCGAACAACATACTGGTCAAGGTGGAACACACGAAGACCGTCATCCCCCATGTAGATGAGAACATTTCCAGCCACAATCAGATGCTTCAGCGCCTCAAACAGCGCTGGGCGAATTGCCATGGACTCGACTTCTTGCATGACTGACCGCTCAATAGAACTGAGAGTCTTATCAATATCGGTCTTATATGAGCCAGACTTGCCAAGAGCCCTGACGGCCTCCTCATCCAAAACCAGACGGAAGAAGGGCTGGTTCGGGGGGAGGAGGCTCATCAGAAGCGATGCCGCAAGGTGGTTAACGCCACGGGCCCCAAGCCCCTGAAAGGGGGTAGGATAGACCGTAACATGGCTATGGCCATGCGGGGGAATAAGGGTTGGAAGCGTCAGCGAAGAACACTCACGGGCACGCTTTAGGAAAGCGTCACGGTCGGACTCCAACTTGCCATAGAGAGACTGCGCTGATTCCATTTTTTGCCTTACTGAACAGAGATACCAGACGAACCGCCAATCGAAAGCGGAATAGTCAGAGCCCGCTTACCTTTACGAGAACTTGCCATACGGGTGTAGTCTGCAATTCCAGCAGCCTCAGGGCTGGTAGGAGCAGGCTGAACACTAGTTGCCGTGGGAGTTGGAGGAGGCGGGGGAGGAGGCGGAGGAGGAGGGGGAGGAGGAGCAGAGGGTTTACCACCAC